GGATCAAGCGAAAAGCAAAATTTACGAAAGCAGGCTATGATCTATGATCATGAATTTCAAATATGGGATTCAATAGCACCGCAGCAATATAAGAAAGGGGCTTATTAATTATGTCAAACATTAAAAAACTAGCTAAAGCTTTAAATAGCATTGATGAGATTCAAAGGTTTCAAATAATCACAGTAAGCGATCAAAGCATTAATGATCAAGCTTTATACGATGATGAGCTAGCGGACTATAATTCTATGCTAGCAAGCAAGCATGGTGACTTTTCATCAATCAATAGAGAAGAGTATTAATTATGAATGATCTATTAAAAAACGTTTTTATATTCTTACTTATGCTAGTAAACTTTTATTTATTCTTAATTTTAATTTTAGGGGCTTAACTATGCTTAATTCTAATGATCTTAAAAAGGGTACTCAAATAATCTTAAAAAGCGGCTTTGGTGCTGTCTTATATGATAATAAAAAGGGCAATATCCGCCTTGCGGAAGTCGACGGCATATTTAAAGAGATCGGATCAATTTATGCCCATGATATCGATCAAGCTTTTATCAACGGCAATTGGCATCCAGTGACTCATACCAAAAAACAAAAAGAATTAAATACTTTAATTAATGCTATTTTATAAAGGGGCTTAAAATGATTAATGAAAATTTTAGCAGCGGTTACAATGCAGGGCTTGATGCATTAGAAAATATATCATCAATAAATGAAAATCCCAATCATGAGCTTTTAGCGGGTTTATTATCATCAATTATGAATTGCATTTATTATTATGCACCTTCAGAAAAGGCTGCTAGCGATCTAGTACAATTTGCCGTTGATTTTGCAAAAGAAGAAAATGCAAAAATAGGCATGAATTTACCTAAAGGGGCTTAATTATGTATATTATCGATTTTAGGGAAAAGAAAATAGCCCGCTTTGATAATCAAGGCTTAATGCTGTTTATGAATGAATTATTTAAATTCAGGGATAGCGGCTTAATTAATCAACGTTACTTTTTATGCAATACAAAAAAACTAGCTAATAAGATTATAAAAGAAGCTTTAGGCGGCAAGCCTATTTAAATATATCTTTATGCTTATTTTCTTAAGTAAGCATAAGGGCTATATTTTAGCCTTAACAATTACAATAATAAAAAGGGTTATAAAATGAAATTATTATCTATTAATCAAGATTCAAAAACTATTAAAGGGCTTGAAAAGGGTTATCTTACTGGGATCATGTATTTAGCCCCTCATACTTTAGGCGGTAAAAATATTTGTCCATTCGCTAAAGCTGCAGGATGTATTGATGCATGTTTAAACACCGCAGGCAGGGGCATTTTTAACAATGTACAAAAAGCCCGCTTGAATCGTACAGCATTATTCCATAATGATATTAATGCATTTATGCATAAATTAGCCGTTGAAATTGAAGCTTTAGAAAAGACAGCTATTAAAAATGGTTTAATCCCTGTTATAAGGCTTAATGGTTTAAGCGATATTAATTGGGAAGATATCCGCTTTAATTATGAATTTATCCATAATAAAATAAGATCGGTTACCATTTTTGAATTATTTCCCGATATTCAATTTTATGACTATACAAAAAATCCAAATAGGGATCAATTGCCTAAAAATTATGATCTTACTTTCTCATATTCTAATAAACCAGAATTTCAAAAATTTAATAATATAGCAATTGAAAAGGGCTTAAGAATTGCGGCTGTATTTTCGGATCAAAATATACCTGCCTATTTTTTAAATAGAGAAGTACTCAATGGGGATGAATCGGACTTAACCTTTTTAGCCCCTAAAAATAGTATTTTAGGCTTATATGCTAAAGGGAAAGCAAAAAAAGATACTGGCGGCTTTATTATAAAAACGATCCCTATTCTAGCTATTTAATAGGGCTAAAATCAATTTTAAGGGGCTTTTTAGCCCCTTTTATCTTTTCTTAAGGGCTTATATCATGAATTAATTATTCAAAGCTTTAAAGCCTGTTTACAGGGCTTATTTTTTTATTATATTTACTTATAAGGGTTATTGCTATGCGAAAAGCCTATGAATGATCTATTTTTTAAAAAGCTTAAGCGGCTTAAGGGGCAAGCCTTGCCCAAAATCTTAAATGAGAATGATTCTCATTCGCAATAGCACATGAGTGAAAGAACCATACGGCAAACTTTTTAATGAAATTTATTTTAGAAATTGGATTTAATACCTAATTTTTCCAGATTCTAATGAAAACTTTTGAAATTACTTTTTCTTCTTTTTACTCATGCCTGCTTCTGATAAAGCAATTGCAATGCCTTGCTTTGTATTCTTTACAATATTGCCTGAACTAGATTTTAAACTGCCACGTTTGAATTCACCCATAACTTTAGCTACTTTAGCTAACTTACCTTTTTTTGTTGTTGGTTTCTTCATATTTTATCCAAAAAAAAAGCTCTTTATTTACAAGAGCTTAAATGTGCTACGGAGAGTATGGGCGAGACTATCCCAACAGGCGAATTATACCATAACTAAATACTTGTGTCAAGCGACTATACGCCTAGAAGCCATAGATAGCATGTTGTCAAAGGCAAGCCCTAATTGGTATTCATAGTCATCGTATTTAGATGTCTTTAAGTATCTAGCGTATACTGCATCTTTTTGATGTTTGGGCAGGCTGCTTATAATTGCATCAATTGTTCTGACATTGGTTATATCCATCTCTGACACCATATCTTCAAAAGCATCGCTAGTAGACTCACCACCGCTAATCATACCCAAAGACTTGCTTGGATAGCCTAGCTTTGTGCTTGGTGCGTGCATCCATCTAGCCCAATCATCTAAAATCTGTTTAAGCCTATCTATGTGCATTAGCTTCCTCTTCAGTGTGAATATAAATGCCTTTGATCCTGTCGCTAAAGTCTGGCATAGGGTGAAATATGTTTTGTAGTAAATTAACTTTAGGTTTAAAGTATTTGTATATTTTCTTTTGTCCCTGCTGTTCACGTTCTGTTGAATTTAACATGCCTAAATTTTTCATGTTTAATACAATGTATTGGATCTTTCTGTGCTCCATACCCATTTCTTGAGATATATCTGCAATGGTTAAAGATTTATCACCTAATGTTTCTAAAATTAAATTACGCATTTTTTCTATGTGAACTAAACGACCTTTAACGTTATATTCTCTAACTTTAGCTTCCATATTTTTCCTTATGATACATCCATCACTTTACATTCCCACTTCCTGCCAGTCTTGACCCACCCATGAATATGTATTTTCATACCACTCTTACGAACCGTTCCCACATACTCACTATCTGCAATCTTATGAGCCCTTGCTGACATGTTGCTAGCAGATGTAGTTTGAACTGCAAGTATTTCACCATCTTTAATAGCAAGCAAATCTATAAAGCCAAACATGTCCTGTCTTATTTTTGCAAAAGCGTTCCATCGTTCTGTAATAGCTACAAGATATCCTTCTTCTCTTAACTTCTTAAGGCTTAACTGCGTTGGGCTTGTCGCCATTAAATTGACTTTCGTTAGGTTTAGATGTTCCGTCTTTAAATCTTTTCTCTACGTTTCCTGTAGATTTATTTAGTTCGTATTCATAAGCGTGTGGCGATACGTCAGGACTATTCTTTTCTTTTTTGAAAATCTTGTCCCAGTTATCTTGTGCTTCTTGTTCAGAAATTAATAATGGTCTTCTTCCAGAACCTTTACCCAATTTTAATTACTCCTTTATCAAACAACCAACCTATTGTTTTACGATGAGCAGATTCCCATGCTTCAATTCTTTCTGCTCTGTCTAACTCTTTGTTGTTATCTATCATATCATGACATTGATAACAAAGACTAGCGATTCTGTAATCATGAGCTTTGATGCCTGTGCCTTTACCATCACGTTGTTGATTGGAATGACCTGCACAAACTGTCCCATCTTGTTTACCACACATAGCACATGGAAACTCACGAACCGCTTCCAGCAATTTCTTGCTACGATAATTCATAAAAATACCTAATGAGTTTAGCAACACCGCCAATAAACCACACAATGCAAATTATAACTATGCCATCAATAATTGGTTGCCTCATAACTCCCAACTCCAGCCAAGAGTAGAAGCCCAACGTTCACAGTTTTCTTGATACTCTGTCATTTCTTTTGTAGTAAGTTTTGTTGTTGACTTAACCAACTCCACAGGATTGCCAGCTATCTCTGTTTGATAGCGAAGGAACTTATAGCCTAACAACTCGTGAACTGTGCTAGGGTCTTCACCAATGTAATTAGCAATTGACCCATATAGCGACCACAGCCTTTCGTTCTGTTCAAGTGACCTTACAACTTTTTCTTCACTAATATTCACACGCCACCTTTTAGTTAAATCAAGAGCCTTAATTTTTGTTATCAAGTTTTCGTAATTGTACTTCGTCAAAATGAACCGAATCATATTTGTCATTCCATCCTTTAGATTTAAAAGTTACACCTTCTTTAGATGTTGCTTTGTATGTAGCATCTTCACCATACAACTTTTGAACATATTTTATAAACTCATTTATGGTCACGGTCTTTCCTTGTAACTCAAACTTTTTTTATCAAACCAAAAATTCCACTTACCTTCTACAGGATAATTACGTTGCTTTTGTAAATATACTACGCAATCAGGAATACCTTTTAAATCTTCTGCTGTCTTGTCACCTGTTTCAATATCATACTCTTTCTTCTTATTGCGGAACACACAAATTATGTTATCACATAAATTGCGAATATGCGAGCTGCCTAAAATATGAGTAGCATCTGGAACTACGTTTTCATCTGCCATCTTACGAGTATGTGCCACCAAGAATACATGTATGTTTAAATCACGACACGTTGTAGCAAGTCTGTCTATAAAAAGCTTTTGTCTTTCATAATTGTCTTCAGAAATATCTGACATCTTCATAAGAGAATCAATCACAAACACTTCTACACCTAGAAC